GACCTTTTTGAATTCCTCAAAGGCACCAGCCATTGCGTCTACAGCGGTTTTGACTTCATCAGTCATTTCTCACCTCGTAGATTTAGGGTTTAAGGATGTTTGTGAAGCGTTGTAACGCTTCGAGAACTTCAGGCGCTTCGTCTTTCACAGCATCCCGCTGTTCCAGTGCCTTGGTCAAAGCCGCTGCTCCAACCTTCGCTTCGTTCCTGGAAAGGTTCCCTGCATCCCGCAAGATTTCTTCCCATTCCCGAACACTTCTCTCCGCACCTTTACCGCTGCAACCCGTGCGCGGGGGTTCATTGGGAAGGTAACGGCAGAAATTTCCATCAGGTCTACAGACTTGAGATAGCGACGCTTGCCCTTCTCATCGTAGTCATAGCCCTTTGCGTCCACTCTGTAGCCTATTGAGAGGCCATCCAGAGCGCCCATCTTCATCAATTCGTAAACTTCACGACCGCGCTGCGTCCCCATAGCGAGACGCCCCTTAACCTTGAGGCCACGCCTGTCTTCAATAATCTCGTCAAAGACGCCTATGGGCTCGTCTGGGCGGTGCTGGTAAAGCATCTTGACAGCCTTGGCACCTTTGCTGGCGATAGACTTTGCGAACGCACCTTCAACGACGATGTCATTTCCAAGGTCTTTGTTGCCAAAGATTGAGCCGTAGCCACTAAAGACGCCTTTTTCATCGTCCTCATGGCCAGCTTTAACGTCAAACTTTACGTCGAGCGTTCCAGCCTCAAATTCCTTGCTCTCAAAGTCGCCAATGTCTTCGTCGTACTCTTGAATTTGTGACATCGAGCTATCCCCTTTGTCTGTCTTCTCAAATGCGCTCATACAGACAGCGGCTCGCTGGTCATCGTTGGGAAACTCAGAACGTATCTTGTCGTCGCCCATACAACGGGACACAAATGCATCCCTGTCCTCGCCTAAATTTGGTTCAGGTAACGGCATATCAATACCCTTCTACCTCAAATTAGCACATAACTGCAATTAGATAAACATCCACCATTTACAACTTTCGCGCATCATGTCTCATCTTCAGACATTATATCATCATCCAGAAAATAGAGAGTAACACAACGACAATTGATATTATTACCAGGACCACCCCTGGGGTCATGAGTGTAGGCCATTGGGTATTCAACGCCGTTATAATAGACGAGAAAGTCCTCATCCATTTTCACTTCTTTACCATTCATAGCAACATGATGCTGTCGGGTGCGAGCATCGCCAACAGAAACCCAACGCTTTTTCATGGGGAAATTCATTTCTTTGTGCTGTTCGTGCTGCGCCCAACTTGCTGCACCGTGTGTCTCTGTTCTCGCTATTGTTGCGGCCCTTGCTCGGCCTATTTGACCGCTAGTCTTTTCTCTTATTAGTTTGCCAATACTAGCAACACCAAGACCCTCTGCATCGCCCTGTGCGATAGCTCTTCTGATTAGCACTCTAGTCGTGAAAAGGATTGCGGTTACCTTTTGCGCTGTAAAGAGCTCATGATAACGATTTATCAAATACAAAAACGGGCTATCTGCTTTCCTGTCTTGGCTCGCATAATTTGCGAATGTTTCAATAACAGCGGAGTAATGCGCTCTAAGGATGCTATTGAGTTCTTCTGGCATGGAAACGAACGCATTTTCTATGTTTCTGCCTGCCTCAAACTCTTCAGCCGCTTCTTTTGCTATCCTGTTAAATAGCTGCATTATGCGAAAAGTAAGCCGTCGCTCATGTGATTGCCGAAGTTTGTTGACCGTTGCGACCTCTTTGGCGACGTTGATGCGCTTCCTGCCAGCCTTGATAAAGATAGGAAACGACATGCGCTCATGGCTGTAGCCAATTCTTGTGCGCTCTATCGCCCCCCTATCGGCGGCAATTATCATCAGTCATTCTTCACATAAACGATGGCCAAAGTCGCTGAGATGTCATCGTCACCGCTAGACGTTTTGGCCCGTACTTCAATGTCTGTTTTCTCTGGGCATACGATAGGCAATCCCAAATCAACTTTGATCGTCTCGTTGGAAAGAGTGGTCTTAAACTGTGTTCTAAACACTCCACCAGGCTCACGGGTCACTATGCGTGCTATTGCGTACTTATTGACCGTTGATGTGCCCGAACCAATGTAGCCTTCTTGGATGTAGGCTGTATAACCAGCGGGAACAGTCCAAACGGTCATCAGCGTTTGGTTCTCACCAATCAGAACCTTTGCATAAGTTGTTCCACCGTTGGCAATAGTTGCGTCGCCTGTAATAGCTGCAGAACCGCTTACAAAGGCCCTGTAGACGCGAATGTAAGTCGTCGTGGTAGTAGCAACCCCAGACGCATTTAACGTCACTTCCTCGCTGGCTATAGCGTAGTTTTCATCCAATCCTTGAACGGTAATTTTCACGCCTTCGTCTGTAGCACCGCCAGCCGATGTGACAGTCATTGGACCCGCTGACGATGGATAGACGTATATTCCACCGCCATCCCAGATTGTTTCTTCTGTAGTGCTTACCTGGTTAAAACCAAACTTGAACAGGCCCTTCTCAGCCCAATTACCTCGGCGGATTTGCAGGGCATATTTTGATTCTAACGGCATATTATTTTCCCGTCCTCATAGGATGACCTGCAGGGAGTAGGTCAGTATCAAACTTCCCACCCTTAAATCTGCCCGTCCTCACTGCAAACAGGAAAGCATTAACTCGCGCTAGACCCCACTGGTCCGGCCCAGTCACATTGGGACGCACACTTTCAGGATTGGTCCTGTACGCTCCAACGCCTCTGGTGAACACGGCTTCAAGCATCCGCTGAGTAACACGCTTAGACTTAGCATCACCATGCTTGTCATTATGCTCTTTGACCTTTTCCGATAGAGCTTTAGCGATGCTTTCTGAGACATCAGCCTTGACCTCTCCATAGCTTAATGCGTCGCAGTCATCGCAGCACGGAACCATGATGTCCAGTATGTCCATCTCTTTTCCGCGAGCTTTATCAAGCTCTTCTACCTTTCTTGCTGACCACTGCCTGCCTTCTGTCCCGCCCCAAAGTTGATGGGCGATGAAACCCGCAGACGGGAATCCTGGCTCCCCACGGCGAAAACCTTCCGCACGCTCGTCAACTTCATGTCGTGCGAAAAAGGAATGCATCCGTCGAACAGTTCTAGGAGACAAACGCTCACGGTTGATAAGTTGCACGGCTCTAGCGACGCCCACCTCAGTGCCGCCTCTGTTGAACTCCTTTCGGAGACGTAAGCCTTGTTCTGCGTTTCGTGCCATTTCCCGTGTCGGGCGAGTGTCAACGTCGCTCTCCGCTTTGGCATCTTCACCGCCTTCTGCCTTATCGTTTCCCGTAGCCCGAACCCATTCTGCGTGGGTACCACATGGCATGTAATAAACGCCATCTGGCCCTTCCGCCTCATGATAGCCCTCGCAGCCTAGCTCCGCAGCGCGCTCCTCAGCTTCAGCTTCTGTCTCATAGACGTCATGCTCTTCTTTAGTCTCAGTCTCACCATAAGCCAGCTTGCCAGCATCCTCAGGTGAAATACCCTCATCCGTAGCCACATCAGGCGCACCGAGCGGGAAGAGGTTAGCCGCGATGTATACCTCATCACCGCCTGATATTGGCTCAAGACCAAGCCGCTCTCTAGCTTCATTTCTCGATATAATTCCTTCACGAACTGCCTGGGTCACGTTTTCATAGACACGACGCCTGCGCTCAGTCATGGCGGGGACAGCATCAATGTCATATTGGATGTAGAAATCATCACCATAAAGCGGTGCTAGCCACTCGTTTAGGTCGCTCTCAACTCGTTTGGCTAGCGGAATGATGGTCTCTTCATAGAGCGCCAGACGTGCTTCCTGCACGTTTGCATAGGTTTGCGCGTCAGGAACTCCAATCAATTGGGATGGCACACCAAAGCAGAGCGCTATGTCCTTTGCAGCCATGTTCTTGTTTTGCAGGAAGTCCATATCTCTTGGCGACAAGCCCATTTCTTTCCAGTCAAAGTCGCCTTCAAGCAAAACTGGACGGCCTGAGTTATTTGGGCCAGTGAACCTGTTCCGCAAGTCCTCGTTCAATTGCTGCCTTTGGCTGTCGCTCAATTGCATTGGAATGCCACGGTCATTCTGTGGCTTGAACACTATCGCACCCGTCGGCCGTGCGCCGTTATTCAGTAATGAAATGTTATGGTTAGCTATGGCATTGTGCTGGTCGATGTCTATAGCCGCTGCCATAAGTGGACTCATTCCCAAATAGTCGTCGAGCGGGTTAAAGAACTTAAAATGCTTAACCTCTGAAAGACCCGTCATGGGGTCTGATGGATAGTATTTGGCAACTTGGCCACCCAAAACGTACTCATAGCCTTCTGGAATAGATGTCTTGCTTGGCTTAATTCTTATCCTGTCAGGACGCAGAAGGTGCAATTCGCGCGGTGTGCCGCCTACATCGTTCCGAATTGCAAAGCTATTCCCGCTTAGAAGCAGATAAGAATACAGCGCTTGGAAGTATTCAACGCCAGCTTGAAGCGGGTTTGGCCTCTCTAGCAATGAGATTAGCGGGTGACGTTCTAGCTCTATCTCACCTTGAAATACCTTGAACGGTATGGCGGCAGCGCCGTTAGCTATTTCGTTTACGCATCTGAACACGATGGCGTTGTATTGGTATCCCTCTTTTGCGTAGCTCTCGTATTTGTCGCTGCGCTTGTGGGTGCCGTAGGTCGTCTGTAGGACTACCTGTGGTGCCTCTTTAGCCTCATAGCGCGGCGTCTCTGCTTTCTGTCTGAAAATCCCAGTTAAGTTGTCGATGATGCCCATCAGCTAATTCTCCAATATGCCGTCCCGCTGGAGTGGCTCAGTTCGGTCAACGCCCATACTAAGGCATCCATTCTATCTGGTGATTTCCTACTCCCACCTATAAACGTTGTCATCTGGTCTTCCATCTCAGAAAAAAAACCAGCGTGACTTACTTTCCTTTGCTCGTATAAAGCAGCAATTGGTTCCGCTCTCGTCAGTTTACCACGCGATGCAGTTACGGGGCTATATGATACGTTATTATCAACTGTTCTTATCAATCTTTCGACCAAATCGCCACCATTATTTGTCTCCGCTACTATTCTATCAGCTTGCCAGCTATAGTAACAGTCAACAGCTTTTCTTCCCCATGCATCTGGCGACATTTTACCAGAAGCGTCTTCTAAAACATAATATCGTCCATCAAGACCAACTCCTGCAACCACAATCCCTGTTTCATCAGAATCTGAATTGTTTGTAACCGCCGGATCTATTGCAACGATTACACGCCTCATTTCTGGCGCTTCGGTTTCTTTTATTCGCGTTTCGTCAATCAATGACCACGACCAGAGCGCTCCTTCAGTATCGGTAAGCACTTCTGCATATAATTCCTGGCGACCAAGCCTAGTTCCTTCATATTTCTTTTTCAGTTGTTCAAGCATTGAAGGTGCAAGGTTGTCTGCGTTGTCAAAAGTTGAACCTCTTGTGACAACGGTTTTTTCGTCTTCAAGCAATGTCTTAATCAGAGGCGTTGGCCTTGGTGTGGTGGTAATGACTACTTGTGGGCTGTCTCCAAGCCTTAAACCAAATAGCAATTGATCGAAAGCATCTGGGTATTTCCAGGCGGCTATCTCATCGCACCAAGCCCGATGATGCTGCGGCCCTCTAAATCTATCAGGCTCATCGGCGGAAAATGTCTTGTAGCGTGTCCCATTCTTCAACAATAACTCACCAAGAGACCTATTCCACGTCTGGATGAGTGCTGGCGGTAACACAGACAGCAAACCGCTTTCGCCTTCTATGCAAGTATCTCTGGCATCAGAAATCGTCGGAGCGGCTAC